GACATGAAGAAAATCGAGGGAACAGCGACAATCAGCATCGAGCAGCTTGACAATTTGAGGCAGCAGGAGGAATTTTTCTCAAATATGCAGAGGGTTGTCAAAAGTTTAATACAAAGCATTGACACAGAGGAGTACGACAAGAGGGCAAAGCAGATTGACAACATGGGAAATATGCCGGACGAGGAATTTGAGAGGTTGATAAAAGAGGCAGAGGGAGCATTGCGGGTTGTCGTATCTGAAAGGTCACTCCGGAAATTGATTCATGAGTACATAGACGACGAAAAGAGTGAACAGCGTTATATGCTCTCTGAAATGACGGAGGAGGAATTTGCAAAGATTCCGCTGATTTTAGAATCAGCACAGAGACCGGAGAAGACCGGAGGGCAGCAGGACAGGAGCGTTTGTGAAATGTGCGAGGCATACATGGCAGATGCAGAGTGCGACATGAAAGAGGAATGTCCGGCAGCAGGTATCGTGAAACGTCTGAAAGAGGCAGAGGAGACAATCAAGGCAAAAGAGAAAATCATCAAAGAGCGTGACAAGACAATCCGTGAACTCAAGAAAAATCTGTCAGATTCAGAACTCAAAAGGTCATATATGATAGACCCTATGGCGATAGGCGACCGTCACGAGATGGGAGGTTGATTCGGGTGGCAGGAATGAGAACAAAGAAAACTAAGAACGGAAAGACATTCACATTTTCCGGAGATTTAAAGGATGCAATCGTCGCAGCAGAAAAGGAATTGTCTGAAAAGACAAACTCACAAAAACGGGTTTTTCTGAAATGGCAGCGTGACAATGCAGTCAAGGCACATGAGAACTATGAAAAAAGAATTGCAGACCTCAAAGATTTCATCCCGTTGGCAAAAGAGGAATTGAAAAAGCGTGAGGAGGCAGCAGGAAAAAAGGAGGCGAATGGTAATGAGTAAAGAGATTCAGACAGCACCGTGTCGGTTTTGCGGACAGATGGTGCAGCTTAATACAGAGGAGAAATTGACACAGCCACAGGCAGAGGAAAAGGCGACAATGTCCTGCACATGTCCGGAGGCGGTCGAATATCAGAAAGAAAAGCAGCGGAAAGAAAAGGCGATGAAAAACGTGTCCGTCCTGTTCGGGGAGGATGCAGCACCGGAAAAGAGAGCCGGAGAGGGAATCGTGAACATTCTGCGGGCAGCAGTCGAGGAGATTTACACCGGAGGACTTGCAAAGGTCACATTGAACCTACGGGGGGGAGTTAAAGCATCTATTTCGCAGAATAGCAAAGGCGAGATAAACGTCGAGCGGATAGAGACAAAGAAACAGAAATTGACGGAATAAAGGGAGCGGGCATGGATAAAAGACCGAGGAGACCGGACGGGTCATTGTATCAGTCATGCGAGGAGTGCAAAATCGAGCCGGACAGGTGCAAAGGATTCTGTATATTTCAGAGATTAGAGAAAGAGGCAGAGCGAGAGAAAAAGAGGGTGATGGAATGTGACGGAGCGGGAAATCTGCATCATGTACCGAGAGGCAAAGAACCAAAACACACAAATTCAGATACTTGCAGATTTGAGCAGCATGAGCAAGATTGAAATAATCAAGATTTTAGTGAGAAACGGTGAAAAACTTCCCTCTCGTGCAATCAATCAGCTATACAAACGGTTAGACACTTTAGCAGCTCAAATCTCCGAGCGTGAAAAGGAATATCGGGAAATAGTGCAAGCATTGAACGGTGGGAAGAAATAAGCAGGAGGAAAGAAGATGGCGACAGGATATAGCGTCATGGACGCATTAAACAAAAACAGCAAAGCAGGGATTGACGAATCACCGAGGGCAAGATTCCGGACAAAGGACATTTCAATTTTCAAAATGTACCGGAATAAGCTGAACTTTTATGATTTAGCAGATATTGAGGAACTGGCGGGCGACATTCTCATGTATGGTCTCAAGCAGAATCTTGAGGTTGTGTATGAGCCGAACGAGCAGGGCGAATATAGGATTGTAGCAGGTGAGAGGCGGTGGCTTGCACTCAAACATCTTGTCGGGCAGGGGTACAAAGACTTTGAGATTGCCACCTGCAAGTTGACGACACCACAGGACGAGGACGAGGAGCAGGTTGAAATCATCATCGCTAACGCATACCGGACAAAGTCAGTAAAAGACATTATCGAGGAGGAGCAGCGGTTGAAAGCATGTCTCGAACGCATGAAAGCGGACGGGAAGAAAATCAAAGGGTACGACCTCCAGTCGGGTCGTCTCCGTGATGTCATTTCCTCAATGCTCAAGATGTCAAAGACAAAAATTGCACAGGTCGAGAGCATCAGCAACAATTTGATTCCGGAGTTCAGAGAGGAACTCAACAAAGAGCGTCTCACGTTCTCCGCTGCCTATGAGTTGAGCGGGATGTCAGCGGAAAAGCAGCAGGAGGCACTTGAGAAGTACAAAGAAACCGGAGAACTGTCATATACACAGATTAAAGACATGAAGTCGGACGGGCAGCAGGAAAAAGAGGCAGCAGGGCAGCAGGAGGATGTGGCGCAATCTGACATCGGCATGAATCCACCGGAGAAGTTGGAGACCGAGGGTGAAAACTGGGAGCGGACAGCATCGGCGGGATATGAGGAGCATCCGGCAGCAGGTGACAACTATCAGACCCCGCATCCGGAGGGAATCACATCACTCTGCTATTCCTGCACGGAATACGAGACATGTAATGTCAAGACCGGAACATGTACGAAGTGCGACCAGTACAAGAACAGAGGGGAGGCATACAAGACCGAGGAGCAGCGATATTCGGAGGAGCAGGACAGAATCGACAAAGAAACCGCAAAGAAACTCCGTGAGCGTGAGGACGAGGAACGGATGAAGAATCTCCCGTCAGAAACGCAAGAGAACGGTCAGAAAGTGCATCACATTAAACTGGGAGCGTCATTTTTCGGGGAGGTCGAAAGAGGTGAAAAGACGTTTGAACTCCGCAAGAATGACCGTGACTACAAAAAGGGCGACATTCTTGAAATGATGGAGTTTAAAGACGGAAAGAACACAGGACGCACGGTCAGAGTTCTCGTGACATACATACTCACAGAGTTCGCCGGACTTGAGGAGGGATATTGCATCATGGCGACATGTCTCTTGAATGAGAACGGTGAGCCTCTTGAGAGGGCAGACATCAAACAGATTTGTGCAGAAATCAGAGCGAACGGTGACGGGTACATCGAGGGCGGTGACGAATACATCATGATTGACAATGCGGTCGGAATCATTGAGGGAGGCGGTATTGAATGATAAAAAAGAAGTATAAAATATTAGACCTATTCTGCAAAGCGGGAGGAGCTGCGGAGGGTTATCACCGAGCAGGATTCGAGGTTGTTGGGGTCGATATTGTCGAACAACCGAACTATCCTTTTGAGTTCGTCTGCATGGATGCAATCGAATATTTGAGGACACATGACCTGTCAGAGTTTGATGCGATTCACGCATCGCCTCCGTGCCAAGCACACACAAAAGCAAAGGCATTGTCAAAGGGTAGGAACAACGGAAAATATGGTCATCATCTTGATTTCATACCACAGACCCGTGAAATACTTTTGAAAATCGGAAAACCATTCATCATTGAGAATGTGGACGGAGCACCGCTCGAAAATCCGATTGCACTCTACGGGTCACAGTTCAAAAATCTGTACACGCAGAGAAAGCGTCTTTTTGAGAGTAACATTGAACTCCGGACACCGGACACGCCGATGGTTCAGAAAAAGACACCGACCGCAGGAAACGGATTCGGTGAGGACGGATTCATTGCAATATGCGGGAGCGGAGGAGTTCGGGGAATGAACAGCAGACAGATTCCTCTGTACTGGGGATTTGCACTGGGGGGGGGATTGACTGGATGACAAGAGCGGAACTTGCAGAGGCTATTCCTCCGGCATACACGGAGTTTTTAGGGAAACAACTAATTGAATACATAAAAGTAACGGAGGCAGCAGGACAATGAATAAAAGCGTATTAAAGGCAGTATTTATCAATGCGAAAGCAGCAGGGGCAAAATATATCGGGGTAAAAATTGAAACAGAGGGCAGCAGTGAGCCGGAAATCATCATAAACCCACAGGGGAATTTTGATGCAAAGTTCGATTATTACATGAACGCATACGATGACGAACTGGTGTTGATTTCTGCAAAAGGAAAGAAAGACATCAGAATCACCGGAGCAGCACACGGAAATTCGTTCGAGGACATCCAGTCGCAGCTTTTAGGAGAAATTGCGAAAGGGTGGAAACGTCAGATTGCGGATGCAATAGACAGAGTGGTTGACAAGGCACTCAAAGAGACACCTCCGGAGAATGAGGAGGAACGTCTGCAATGCGAGGGTGCGAGGGAGGCAATCAAAGGGATGTTCATCAATGAAAGCCGGACAGCAGCGGAGGCGAGGTTCATTTCAGAGAATATCGGGAAATATGAGGAGATATTCGAGACTTGCATGAATGGTGATGACCTTGCGTTCAAAAAAGGACTGGTCGAGTTGCAGCGGTTACAGAACGAGGCTATTTTGCGGGAGGAGTGCAATGAATAAGGTCATTTTGATGGGTCGTTTGACAAGAGACCCCGATGTCAGATACACACAGAGGAACAGTTCGCAGGAGCAGACCTGCATCGCACGTTATACACTGGCGGTTGACCGGAGATTCAAAAGAGACGGTGAACAGTCAGCGGATTTCATCGGATGCGTCGCATTTGGACGGGATGCGGAGTTTGCGGAAAAGTATTTCAGACAGGGAACGAAAATCGTCATCACCGGACGGATTCAAACGGGTTCATATACGAACAGAGACGGTCAAAAGGTCTATACGACCGATGTTGTGATTGAGGAACAGGAATTTGCGGAAAGCAAAAAGGCAGCAGGGCAGCAGGACGCACAAAGCAACGAATATCCGGCAGCAGGAGACGGATTCATGAACATTCCGGAGGGGATAGACGAAGAACTCCCTTTCAGCTAGGAGAGAGGGTGGGTTGCGACATGAATTTTGCTGAAAAGGTGAAAAACATCATTTCAAAGCTGCGGGCAGCGGGAAAAACAGAGAAAGAGGTCTCTGAAATCGTAAAACAGGCAGCAGACGCAGCGACAGTCATCAAAAAGCCGGAAATAAAGCAGATTCCGGAAATCAGAATCAGAGCAGACACCGAAAACCTGCAAAACGCTCTCAAGCGGGTCGGAATATCCGCAAAAGAGGCTCTATCAGCATTTGAGGCACTTTATAAGACCAGAGAGCCGGAGCGGTCAAATAACTGGAGGAAATATCACGGTTTACCTCTGAAAAGGCGAGGAGGAAAGAGAAGTGGAAGAAAAACAGCAAATGACCGCACTGCAAAGAACGCAGATATATCTTGAGAACTATCGGGAGATGGAGCGGTACATCAAGGACGCAATATCAGAGGTATCGCAGATTGACGACATGTCAAGGTACAATATATCAGCAGAGAGAGCGTTTTTGCAGTCTATCAGAGAATGTCGTGCGGAGACCGTGATTCTGTTTGAGCACATGAACAAAGCATTGCAATCCTTGAAAGAGGATGCAGAGGCAGCAGGCGAGGGGTACAAATACGACGCACTTGAGATGGTTTATATTAAAGGGATGTCATACGAGGACGTGACACGGGAGACCGGATGCGGAAAGAACTCACCGAAAAAGTGGTGCAAGGCTATGATTCCGAAACTGTCAATCAAATTATTCGGGGCGAAAGCGTTAGATAATACCTCGATTTGTAATGAAAATAAAAACAATTTGAACAAAACGGGGTGAAAAGCGGGTGAAAACAGGGTGAAAATGGGGGTAAAAAGTGGGTGAACACAAGTGAATTTGAATGTGCTAATATGATAGCGTGAACAGTTGAGACGAGCGATTGCAGTGATGCAGTCGCTTTTTTCTTGCCTGTTTGCCCTCCTGTTATATGCGGGCAGCAGGACACAGATTCGTGCGATGTCTGCCCGCCTCTTGTGAGAGCAGGAGGCAGCAGGAGAGCGAGGAACAGAGAGGAGTTGAGCAGTGTGCTATTGAAACCATGCAGAGGATGTGGTCGCCTCATATCACAATCATTGAACATGTGTGCAGAGTGTGAGGCAAAGCAACCGTCAAGGCATGTGGTTTATAACAACACACGCAGAGACACACGGGCAGCAGAGTTCTACATCTCAAAGGAATGGCGGGAGTTGAGACCTGTCATCATGAGCGTGTATGACTATGTGGATATATATGCACTGTATGTCACACATGAGTTGATAACACTCACGGATTCCGACCCAGTCCATCACATCATAGAACTTGAGGAGGACTGGGAGCAGAGGTTGAACCCTCTGAACTTGATACCTCTAAGCCTCAAGACACACAACACAATCACAGCACTGTATAAGAAAAGCAATGCAAGCATGAAAGCAAAACAGACACAGTTGAGGTCGCTGATTAAATACCATTTCAAAAGGGCAGGGGGATATGAAAAAGTTTTGCGTGACCGTTTTCTAGTCGCACCCCCCGAAAGATTCGGAGAAAACTCCCCACGAGAATTTTAGTAGATGGGGCAGGTCGGAAAGGGTGTCAGATTGTGACACGAAACTCGTGAACACTGGACGGAAAGGGGGTTTGATGCTGCATGGCAGGACAGAGACAACCCACCGATTTGGTGGTCATGAAAGGGAAAAAACACCTCACAAAAGCAGAGATTGAGGCGAGAAAAAATGCAGAGGTCGTTGCACCGAACGACAAGGTCAAGCCTCCGGCATATTTGACACCGGAACTCAAAAAGAAATTCCGGAAACTGTCAAAAGAGCTGCTTGAAATCAAGCTGATTGCAAACGTGGACTGCGATGCACTGGCGAGGCTGCTGATTGCACAAGAGCAGTACATCGAAGTGACGACGAAAATCAGAGAAACACCGTTGATGATTGATGTTCCTGTCTACGAGGACAGGATGAATCCGGACACAGGGAAAAACGAACGTGTGCAGGTCGGAACACGGGAGGTCGTGAACGGGGAGCGTGAGCGTCTCATGATAATTCAAGACCGCTGCATGAAACAATGTCGGCAGGGTGCATCGGATTTCGGAATGACGGTGAGCAGTCGGTGTCGGTTGATAGTTCCGAAAGTAAAGGACGAAAAACCGGAGAACAAATTCGCCAAGTATGCGGGTGGGTAAATGGCAGCAGGGGCAGCAGTGACCGACCGTTGCACACAATACGCTCTTGATGTCGTTGCGGGGGCAGACATCGCCGGAGAATATGTCAGACTGGCATGTCAAAGGCATCTTGACGACCTTGAAAAAGCGAAAGCAGCACCATACAGATATTATTTTGACGTTGAAAAGTCCGAGGAAATCATCAATTTCGCAGAGGAACTCACGATTGCGGAGGGTGAGGAACAGGAGAATGTGACAGCGTACCCGTTTCAGTGCTTCATTTTAGGGTCACTAAACGGGTGGAGGACAAAAGAAAAGGGTCACAGGCGGTTCAGAACTTCCTATGTGCAGTTAGGGAGGCAGAACGGAAAGTCATTCATCAACGGAATTTTAGCATGTTATTATGGCAATTTTGACGGTTACAAGTACGGGAAAATCTACTGCACAGCAACAAAGCAAGACCAAGCAAACATAGTGTGGGAGGAGATTGAAAAATTCATCAATTCCGACGAGGAGTTGTCAGAATGGTTCAAGATTCATGAGCACAACCACACAATAGACTGTCTTTTCACACATTCGGAAATCAAGGCTCTGTCCGGCGACACAAAATCACTCGACGGACACCGTGCGTATTTAGGAATCGTTGACGAATACCACGCACACAAGACGAATCAGATGTACAAGCTGCTTGAGGGCGGTATCAAGAAACTCAAATCCGCTCTGATTTCGGTCATCACGACCGCAGGATTTGACTTGAAATCGCCTTGCTACAAGCTATATGAGTATTGCTGCAATCTGCTCAAGGGAGTGTTCGAGAATGACAGTCAGTTCGTCTATATCGCCCAGTTAGACGCAGAGGATGACTTATACAAAAAAGAGAACTGGCTGAAAGCGAACCCGATTCTCGAATTTGACGAGGACGCACTGGAGAACCTTGTTCCGATTGCGAATACTGCCCGTGACATGGGTGGTGAGGACTTGCGAGACTTCCTTGTCAAGCAGCTCAATATGTGGATGCAGTGGTCAAATTCACTGTACATCAAAGACATAAAGGACTGGAAACGGTGTGCGGTCTTGAAATCGCTCAAGGATTTCCGAGGCTCAAAGTGCTATGTCGGTGTTGACCTCTCCTCCGGAGGGGATTTGACATCAATCGCAATCGTCATCCCGTACATGGTTGACGGTGTGAAAAAGTATTTTGTTCACACACACTCGTTCATTCCGGCAAGCAGGGTGGACGACCACATCAAGACGGACAAAGTTCCGTATGACGTGTGGATTGCGAAAGGTCTTGTCACAGTCACGGAGACACTGGGAGGAATCAAGACAGATTATAAATACATCATCAAATATCTTGAGGATTTGATAAAACTGTACGAATTGAAACCGCAGCTAATTTGTTACGACCCGCACAATGCGTCCGCTTTTCTGTCAGACCTTGAGGCACTGGGATTCGATTCAGTGTCTATCACGCAGACAGCAAAGGAACTCAACGACGCAACCGTTGATTTCAGACTGGAGGTCAGAGCAGGGAATGTTGAAATCGAGGGTGTCGAGATAGGAAAGGACAAAAAGAAAGTCGTTCCGTTCGATGAACTGCTGACATGGTCGATTGCGAACGCAAAGACCATCTCAAACAGTTACGGGGAAATCAAGATTGACAAGGCGGTTGACGAGGACAGAATCGACCCGATTGACGCAATCATCGACGCATGGAAAGCAGCAATGAAAGAGGAATACAAGCCGGACACGAACGAAGTCGTGAACGAGTGGCTTGAAATGTATGAGAAATACATGGGGAAAGGCGGTGAGAAAGAATGAACCCATTGAGAAGATTTGCGGAAAGAGTGAGGAACTGGTGGAGAGGCAGCGACATGACCGGAACATCCGGAGGAGTGATGACGCTCAATTCACCGTCATTCCTTGAAAGCATGGGATTGACAAAGCGGAGAAAGACAACGTCAGAGGTGACATATTTCACATGCCTCAAGATGTTGTCGGAGACGCTTGCGAAAATGCCTATCAAATATTATCAGAAAACAGACAAGGGCATCGTGGAGGCAGAGCAGACGGAAACGTCAAAGCTGCTGACAAAGCGACCGAACCCGTTCATGACACCGACCGTATTTTGGAACACGGTTGAAATGAACCGGAATCACTACGGGAACGCATACGTCTACATGAGAAAGAAATTCATCCGGAAGAAATACGGAGGAGAGGTCAGAGTTCTTGACTTGTGGGTGATGCAGTCAAATTGTGTCACTATCGTTGTGGACGATGCGGGAATATTTGCAGGGGTAGGGCGGTTGTGGTACGTCTACACAGACCCGACATCCGGTCGTCAGTATGTATTTGACACAAACGAGGTCATGCACTTCAAAACATCATTCAGTTTTGACGGGGTGACAGGTCTCCCAGTGCAGCAGATATTGAGAGACACAATCTCCGGAGCATCCGCATCACAGGCATATATGAATAGTCTGTACGAGAGCGGACTGACCGCAAAGGCAACACTGGAATATACCGGAGAACTGAACGAGACCGCAAAGACCGCACTGATTAAGTCGTTCGAGGAGTTCGGGAGCGGTGCAAAGAATACGGGTAAAATCATCCCTGTTCCGTTGGGAATGAAACTGACACCGCTTGACATCAAACTGTCAGATTCACAGTTCTTTGAACTGAAAAAATACACAGCGTTGCAGATTGCAGCAGCGTTCGGAGTAAAGCCGAACCAAATCAATGACTATTCAAAATCATCATACGCAAACAGTGAATTGCAGCAGTTGTCATTCTATGTTGACACGGAACTGTTCGTCATCAAGCAGTATGAGGAGGAAATCAACTACAAAATGATGACCGAGGAGGAACAGGACGACGGATTTTATTACAAATTCAATGAAAAAGTCTTATTCCGGACAGATTCAAAGACACAAATGTCATATCTGAAAGAGGGTGTCGCAGGGTCAATCATGATGTCGAACGAGGCAAGACGGAAACTTGACCTCCCCGATGCAGAGGGTGGCGATGTCCTGCTTGCAAATGGCAATGTTATCCCGCTGACACAGGCGGGTGCAGCATATTTGAAAGGCGGTCAGACCGAGGCAGAGGAGACCGACGAACCGGAGCAACCGGAGGAACAGACAGAGCCGGACGCAGAACAGCCGGACGAAAACGAACCGGACGAAACCGACGAGGCAGAGGACGAGGAAACAGAGGAGGGAGGTGAATAAAATGGCATTAAAAAAGCGTTTTGATTTCACAAAAAAGAATAAACGCACAGGAAAGACCGAGAATGTCGGCTATTTGGATTTTGAGACCAGTGAGGAACAGAGCAGATGTTCCTTGTATTTCTACGGAGACATTGTTTCAGCGACATGGGAATCAATGTGGTACGAGGAGGACAAATGCCCACAGGACATTGCGGATTTTCTAAACCAGTTAGAGGGGTATGAGGATATTGACATCTATTTCAACAGCGGAGGCGGTGACGTATTCGCAGGACTGGCAATCTACAACCAGTTAAAGAGGTTCAGCGGTCACAAGGTCGGATATGTGGACGGGATGGCAGCGTCAATCGCATCGGTCATCATGTTCGCATGTGATGAACTGCATTTTGCGACCGGAGCACAAGCAATGATTCACAAACCGCTCTGTATGGCATGGGGGAACGCAGACGATTTCAAGGAAGTCATCAAGCAGCTTGATTTGTGCGAGGAATCTATTCTCGACGTTTACGAGGAACACACAAAAGAGGGTGTCACCCGTGACAAAATCAAGTCTTTCATGGCAAAAGAAAAGTGGTTTTCCGGTGCAGAACTGGCACAGTATTTCGATGTTGAAATCGAAGAAAAGGCAGCAGTCGCAGCGTGTGCATCCGATTATTTTGAGAAATATGCAAATATTCCGGAGCAGTTGCAGAAAACGAAAACCGAGAACATTGTCAATGCAGTCATCGCAGAGATGGAGCAGAGGGAACAGGCAAGAATTGAGGCAGAAAAGCAGGATATTCTTGCAGATTTAGACATGTATGGAATCTAAAAAAAGGAGAAAAGAGACATGAACAAAGAAATGCAGAAATTGTTGAAAGCAATCAACGACAAAAAGAACGAGGTCAAGAGCCTCGTGGCAGAGGGGAAACTGGACAAGGCAAAGACAGCGAAAGAGGAACTCAAGACCTTGCAGGAGAAATTCGACCTCCTCTTTGATTTAGACGAGGAGGAGCACGAGGAAATCGAGGACAAGGTGGCAGCAGGAAAAGCAAAGACCATCAGCGGAGGCAAAGCAGACAAAAAGAACCTCGTCAAGTCGTTTGTGAACATTATCAAGGCGGGATTCTTCCACAGAGAGCCGGACGAGGACGATGTCAAGGTGTACAAGGATGCACTGACCTCCGATGCGACACCGGACGATGACGGAGAGAGCGGAATCGGCATCACCATTCCGGACGACATCAGAACCGACATCATTGAACTGCGTCGCAGCGATGACAACCTCGAACAGTATGTCAATGTGGAGGGTGTCACCACAAAGACCGGAACTCGAAACATTGAGGTCGATGCGGAATCTGTACCGTTCGACAATGTTGACGAGGCTGCTGATTTTCCGGAGATGGACGAGCCGACGTTCAAGCCTGTCAAATACGCAATCAAGAAAAAGGGTGGCATCTTAAAGATGACCGCCGAACTGCTCGAGGACACCGCAGCGAACATCATGGCATACATCAACAAATGGATTGCCAAAAAGACAAAGGCGACCAGAAACATGGTGATTCTGAAAGTAGCGAACGCAATGACAGCAGGAAAAGAGGTCACAATTTCCAATATCGACAGCCTCAAGGATATTTTCAACGAGACACTCGACCCTGCAATCGCAGCGACATCAATGGTTATCACGAATCAGAGCGGGTTCAATTACCTCGATAAGCTGAAAGACAGCGACGGGAACTATATTTTGCAGAAAGACCCGACGCAGAAAACAAAGGGAAAACTGCTTTTCGGTGAATATCCGATTGTAAAACTTTCAAAGAAAATTTTGAAATCCGTTGGTATTTACAACCCGACATTTACAATCACAAACGCAAAACTGACCATTGACGGAACAGCGACAGAAGTGGCAGCAGCGAACACATCGGATGTGCAGAGTTACACGGTAAACGAATCGGGATGCTATGTGGTGAAAGTGGGTGGAAATAGTTACACAACCACAGTAAAGGCAAAAATCGCAGGTTACAAACACCCTGTTTTCTGCGGTGACATGAAAGAGGCAATCACACTCTTTGACCGCAACGTGATGACCATTGACATGAATGACAAGGCAGCAGGTTTGTGGGAGAAAGACATGACCGGAATCAAGGTTCGTGACCGTTTTGATGTGCAGCCTGTTGACGAGGGTGCAATCGTCAAGGGTGAAATCACGGAAGTCGTGCAGGGATAAGACGGACAGGCAGCAGGGCGGTTTTCCCGCCCTGCATATGAAAGCAGGTGAGAAGAATGACGGACGAGGAGAAAAAGGAATATAAAACGAAACTGCTTGAGGAGTGCAAAAAGTACGACCACATTGACTATGACGACGACGAGGACATCGTTGAAATCATGCTTGAGGCAACATTCGAGGAAATGTCGGACTTGATTCCGGATTTCGACCCGTACAATCTGACATTTCGTCAGAGATTGCTTGTTTTCTCATTTGTCAAAGAACTGTATGACAACCGTGAAAAGTATCAGAAAGACGCAAAGAGCGTCACAAATGCGGTCTCCTCGATGCTGCTGAAAGAAATCTATGGAGGTGGCAGGGAATGACGACCGGACGGGTGAAGATTATCAGAACGACCACAGAGGTCACGGAGGGCAGGAAAAAGTCGACGACAAGCGTGTTCTATGAGTGCTGGTGCGAGGTTCAGAGTTTGGGAACAAATGAGAAATACGCAGCATTGCAGACAGGTCTTGAGAACACGATTGTGTTCAAGGTTCGGAACTGCAAAAAAATGAAAGAGGTCAGACTGAAAATGAAAGAGTTTTCTGCGGAGTACGACGGAACGGAGTTCAAGATTTATGACGCATCACCGATGTTCACGGACAACGGGTGGGTACTGCTGAAATGTCGTTCAGTCGCATAGGGTGTCACATTCTGACACGGAGGTGGTGAGATGCAGGTTGAAATGGAGTTCAAAGGACTTGAGGAACTTGTGAAAGCATTTGAGAGGGCAGCGACAGACAGTGAAATTGCAGCGGTGAACAAAAAAATTGCAGAAACCGCCGAGCCTGTCGTTCAAAGAATCATGTCCGGGAAAATGCCAAAATCGGCAGACATCACAAAGAGCGGTCGGGGATTCGGTTCAAAGTCGTCGGTGTCCGCACATGCAGCGGATGAAATACCGATGGGAAAGGTCAAAGTGAAAGGAACGGGAGCGACAGCGGATGTCGGGTGGGAAAAGAACACGCAGGACGAGGGCGGTCACTTTTATGTCCGTTTCATAAACTGGGGAACGATTTACAGACCGCCTCAAGAATTTATCTATGCGACAGGCAGGGAGGCAGACGGTGAACTGCAAAAAATCGCAGAAAAGGAGTATCAAGCATTTTTAGACAGGACAGTGGGGTGATAAGCATGGGCAGCAGACCGGACATCATAAAAGACGCATCGGAGGCACTCGAACCAGTCAGCAGCAGAGGAATCATTGTGATGCAGGGATGGTATGACAAAGACATCAAAGAGCGTCATGTTACCTTGTGGGATTTAGGGGAGAGTGACGACAATTTTTCGGACGACGATGCGGAGGGAGTGACGCTCTCCGTGCAAGTTACCATTTTTTCAAGGGATGACGAGGTGGAACTGGCAGGGGAAATCAAGTCTCTCATGAAACAGCACGGATTTTCATTCGAGGGCAGGAACGGAGACGATTCAAAGCCGGAGGATGGAATCTATATGAAAGCACAGAGATTTTCAAAATACTATGAAAGTGAGGAACAGGAAAATGAGTGAAACAGGACAGCAGATTGTGAGGAGCAGGACGTGTGGTCTTAAAGATTTCTACATCGCAGCGGTGACAAAAAACACTGCTACGGAGTACACCGCAGGAGTTCCGGTGAAACTGGCAAGGGCAATCAAAGCCAAAATCGACGAAAAGTGGACGAGTGAAAAGATTTACTCTGACGACAACACCGAGGAGGTTATCACATCGTATGAGGGAACGGACGTGGAACTGGAAATCAATGCACTTGCACCGCAGGACAGGGTCGCATTGTTCGGGCAGTTATACGAAAAAGGATTCTTGAAAAAGTCAGCGGATGACAGAGCACCGGAGGTCGCAGTCGGATGGAGAGAAAGAAAACTCAACGGAAAGTATGAGTTCAAATGGCTTTACGTTGGGAAGTTCGCAGAGGGCATCAGCGAGGAGGCGAACACGAAAGAGGGTAAACTGTCGCCGACCACAAAGAGCATAAAAGGCAGCTTTTACGAGAGGAGCATCGACAACCTCTATGAGATTTCGGTCGATGAATCGAACCTCGTGACAGAGGACACAGATGCAGCGACAGCAATCAATGACTGGTTTGCAGCGGTGCAGGAATACCCGAACGCAGCAGCGTGACAGGTCAGAGAGAACAACAGAGCAAATATAACAGGAGGATAATTCAATGAGCAGAGAAATAATCGTAAACCACAAAGAGTTCAAAATGGGGAAAATGTCAGCGGACACATACATGGAGTATTTGGAACTGGCAGAGAAAATCGACACCGCATCCGGAAACCGTGCAAGTCAGCGTTATTCAAGAGAGGAAATCGAGGCAATGATGTTGTTTATCTGCAAGGCATACGGAGACCAGTTCACTGTCGAGGAATTAAAGGACGCAGAGACCGGACTGGATGCAGCGGGAATCATCCTCGAATTTAACATGATTGACATGGGGATTGCGAGTGAAATGAACACTCGCATGGAGAAGATAATGAAAAATTTTCAGAATGGCAAGTGATTCCGGAAATAACGGTCACTTGCAGGAATGAAAGGCTATTCGTCAACCACATAACAGTGGAGCAGTATAAAAAATATGCTGCGTTCATGGAGAGAAACAGTTCTGACAAAAAAGCGTATGCAATGTTTTTCAACAAGAGAATCATTCAAGAGATTTTCGGAAACCGGATGTCGCTTGAGGAACTGGGGGCGATGGATGTCATTGAATTTCTGACAGCAGCGAAAGGGATTCATTTCATCATGCAAAACATCGTCTCCGATGCACTGCTGAACATTGTCGAGGCAGAACCAGTCGAGAAAGAGGAATCTGCATTTGACGAGTACGACAAAGAAAACGGGTATGAGGACGAGGAGCAGGAGGAGCAGAACACATGGAGGACATGCGGTGAGATTGTTGACCGTGTCGTCAAAATCGCAATCCGTCTCCTGCGGGAATCATACGGGCAGTGCATGAAAGAGGACATTGTCGCACTGCTGAAATATCTGAAATTTGAACTTGAGACGGTGAACGAGAACACATAAAAGGGAGGAGGTGAACCGATGGCACATACAAGCGTGAAGATTTCCGCAAATTCGTCTGATTACCAGTCACAAATGAAGTCGGCAGCACAGCAGATGAAAGAACTGTCAAGCGAGTTCAAACTGGCACAGGCACAGGCGAAGTCGTTCGGTTCAGCAGCGGACGCATTAAAAGCGAAAGCACAAAGCCTCACAGCAAAAATCGAAGTACAAAAGAACATCGTTTCTCTGACAACAGAGAAACAGGAATTGTTGACAAAAAGGCTTTCAGAGCAAAAGACAGCACAGGAGGAGTTGCGAGGCAAGGTCGAGGCTGCGAAACAGGCTTATGAGGATTCTGTCAAGGCGACGGGAAAGAACTCCGAACAGTCAAAGGCACTGAAAGAGACGCTTGAAAAATTAAAGCAGGAGTTCAAGGATAATGAGACCGCAATCGGAAAGACAGAGACAGCACTGTCAAAACAAAAGATTGCGGTCAATGAGGCAAAGACCAAACTCACCGAGATGGAGGGTGAACTTGAGAATGTCAACAAGGAATTAAAGAATCATAAACTGGATGAATTTGCATCCGCTTGTGAAAAAGCGGGTGAGAAAATAGAGAGTTTTGGAAAAAAGATGACCGTTGTTTCTGCGGGAATTGCAGGAATGGCGACCGCAGTTGCAAAAAACGCATACGATGTCGAAAATGACTTGATGTCGATGCAGGGTCAGTTGGGATTGACAGCAGAGGAGACAGAGAAACTCAAGACCGTCGCTCAAAATCTTTACACAAATGGATTCGGGGAGAGTTTGGGTGACTGTTCGTCTGCGGTCGTCACACTCGTTCAGAACATCAAAGGGGCGAAAGACATGTCTGTTGAACAGCAGCAGGCAATCGCCGAGCAGATGATGACCATGTCCGATATGTTCGGAACGGAGAACGAGGAACTGGCGAGAACTCTGACGACCATGAAAAACAACGGAATTATTGACGACATCAGCGAGGGAATGGATGTGCTGACGGTCGGATTCCAAAACGGAGCGAATTATTCGGGAGAACTGCTTGACACCATGCGGGAATATTCGCCGAAGTTCCAAGCGTTAGGAATGGACGCAAAGACCGCAATGGCTTATTTGATTCAAGGAGCACAAAACGGAGCGTTTAATCTTGACAAAGTCGGCGACGCAATGAAAGAGTTCAGCATCAGAGCGGTTGACGGTTCGGACACGACAGTGGACGGGTTCAACAGAATCGGACTAAATGCGGACGAGATGGCGAAAAAGTTTGCAGCAGGGGGAGACACAGCGTCACAGGCATTTCACGAGACCCTCGTTGCACTGAAAAACATGGATGACCCTATTTCACAGAACATCGCAGGTGTAGACCTGTTTGGAACGATGTGGGAGGATTTAGGGAAAGACACGGTGTTGTCGCTTGCAGATATAGAGGGAGGACTTGAGAACGTCGAGGGAGCGACGGTCAAAGCGGGGGAGCAGGTGAACAATTCTTTTTCTACGCAGTTAAAGACCCAGTTCAGAGAATTGCAGACCTCCCTTTTGCCTTTAGGAAATGAACTGCTGCGGTTGGGAAAGGACATCATGCCAACCGTGAAAGAGGTCATCGGAGACGTGACGAACGTGCTCAAGAATATGGATTCCGAGACCGCTCAAAATGTCATCAAAATCGGTGCGGTGGTCGCTGCCATAGGACCCGCCACGACAGCGTTCGGGAAGATGACAAAAGGTGTGAAAAGTGTTGTTGACGGTTACAAGAAAGTGAAAGAGATAGCACCGACAGCAGCGACAGCAGTCAAGACGTTCGGAACAAATGCGTTGAGTGCCGGAAAGAGTGCGGGAACATTCGTGCTGAATTTGGGAAAATCGGCAGCAGGGTTTGTCGCACACGCAGCAAAGGCGACTGCAAGCACCGCAGCAATGGCAGCACATAAAGCAGCAAGCATCGCCGGAACGGTAGCAACAAAAACGATGACAGTGGCACAGTCCGCATTGAATGTCGTTATGTCTATGAACCCGATTGCACTTGTCGTCATCGCAATCGCAGCACTGGTCGCCGGATTCGTGCTTTTATATAACAAATCAGAGACGTTCAGAAACGCAGTGAACAAGCTATGGTCAACGGTCAAAGAGGGATTCGGGAAGATAAAAGAGACCATCACGGGAGCGTTGAACAGTGCGAAAGAGAAAATCGAGGAGGTAAAGAATAAATTTCTTAATTCCGGAATCGGACAGGCTGCGTCAAAAGCGTTCAGTGCAGTCAAAGAGACCGCATCAAACATCATGGGGGCAGCAGTTGACACTGTAAAGGAGAAACTGGGGAACATGAAAACCGCCTACGAAGAAAACGGGGGCGGTATCAAAGGAATCGTTGCAGCAGGTTGGGAGGGAATCAAAGGTTATTATTCCGCAGGATTCACATTTGTTGATAATCTGACCGGAGGAAAGCTGACGGAACTCAAGACAAAGTTTTCTGAAAAGACTGACGAGATTAAGACAAAAGTCCGTGACGGTTGGGAAAACATGAAAACGACCGTCACGACAAAGATGACCGAGTGGAAAACCAATGCAGCGACGAAACTGACAGAAATCCGGACAAATTTCCACGAGAAAGTCTCCGGAATACAGACCTATGTTGCAACGGGATGGTCGCACATGAAATCGACGATTTCAACGACCATGCAGCAGTGGAATACGGATGCGAGCAACAAACTGTTATCGCTCAAGACCAATTTCTCAAACAAAGTGAATGAGGTCAAGTCAAAAGTATCGACCGGATGGGAGAACATGAAAACCTCTATTTCGACGAAAATGTCGGAGTGGAACGCAAACGCATCCTCAAAACTGGAATCGTTGAGACAGAAATTCAGTTCAAAGGTCGAGAGCATCAAAACGAACTGGTCGGCGGGATATGAGAATTTGAAAACGACAGCAGCGTCGAAACTGGAGGCAGCAAAGAGCAATGTCGCCACAAAGTTAGAGACAATACGGTCGAATTTCTCCTCAAAACTGGAAAGCATCAAGTCGAATTGGTCATCCGGATATGAGAATTTGAAAGCGACAGCGACCTCAAAAATAGAGGCAGCGAAAAACAGCATATCGTTGAAACTTGACGCAGTAAAGACAGCGTTTTCGACGAAACTCAATTCCGCACTGTCAACGGTCGGTTCGGTCATGGAAAGCATACGGTCGAAGTTCTCCGAAAAGATGGAGGCTGCAAAGTCCGTCGTCTCCGGAGCGATTGAGAAAATCAAAGGCTTTTTCAATTTCTCTTGGTCGTTACCGAGTATCAAGCTGCCTCATTTCAAAATATCCGGTTCATTCAGTCTGAACCCTCCGTCAGTTCCGCATTTCGGAGTGGAGTGGTACAGAACAGGCGGTATCATGATGAATCCGACCGTGTTCGGGATGAACGGAACGAGGCTCATGGTAGGAGGGGAGGCAGGAGCAGAGGCAATTTTGCCTCTGGCAGAGTTTTACATGCAGTTGAACTCAATGCTTGACCGGAAACTGAAAGCAATCAATCAAAGCGTAAACAATCATATAGAGGTTCACACCTACATCGACGGTGACGAGGTGGCGAACCGGACGACCGAAAAGGTCAGTGATAATCTTGCGATAGCAACAAAGAAACGGAGGTAAGAAATGAAAATTGACGACAAGGACATTCGTTCATTCGATGCGAAACAGTTGACAGTTGATTTCGAGCCTCCACAGACGAATGTGACGGTGGAAATGTTCGACGGGGCATTGACACCGTCAGAATCGGAGACATACACACCGTTGTCCGGATTGACGGTCAAGGTGTTATTCAGAGGCAGGAACAGAGACGAGGTGCAGAGGCATGTCAGCGACTTCAACGCAGAACTGCAAAAGGGAGTTGTTCTGACGCTTGACGGATATAGCAGACACTTCAAAGGGTACATGACGGGAAACACGCTGAACAAGACCATCACAAAAGAACGGTACACAGCGGAGTTCAAATTCACGGGGTACTGGTTCAGCAATGAGGTGGAACTGAAATGGCAGAACACGCATGAAATGAAATTCGAGGCAGCAGGGAACAGGACGACACCGTGCAAGCTGACAATCACAGCGACGGAATATATTGAGGAATTGAGAATCAACGGTTTTGCGTCCGGAGAAATCGTCAT